ATGCTAAACTCTTCAACACCAAAAATAAGAAAGGTGTTCTTACCAATGAAGATATTCAATGGCAAGAAGCAAGAAGACAACGTAAAGTAAAAAGGTTGGACTTTGAAGTCCGTTAGTCAGTATTCAGACTGTAATACTTTATTAGTATTCACCCCATAATACTCATAAAAAATCTGTTGGTATTCAACTTGAAAAACTCTTGTTAGTTTTCAACCCATAATACCTATTTTGGAAAGTTGGTCGAGTGGTTTATGGCACTGGTCTTGAAAACCAGCGAGGGTCACACCTCCCAGGGTTCGAATCCCTGACTTTCCGTTTTTTAATATTTTCTTCAACACTTTGTGGTTTTCAACACAATGTTGACAATTTGAAACTACTGACTATTATAGCTAATAGATACTAAACAAAGGACCTTATGGACGAGCACACCTACAATAACTGGGTGAAAGTCAAAGAGACCTTCGAACAGTCTGGGAACACGGAAAACATGTTCTACAAAAGAGCAGTAGCAATTGTAAAAACTAGAAAAGACCCTTTATCAAAAATGCTTGGTGATGAAAAATGATGAATTTATAACTCATGAAGAATGTCAGGAGTTGATAGATGTTGCAATACGACGACACAACCGTAATGCTTCTATCATTAGCATGTGCGTCGGTTGGGTGGTTCTTGCTTTATTTGCTGAAGGATTATTGAGGCTTGTCGGAGCAATACCACCTGTGTTACCATGGTTAAGTGTTACTATTAAGTGATGACTATACCATTTTTTATTGAAGAACCATTAACTTGGAGAAAGATTGAGGTTCCACAAGAAATCCTTATCTATTGTGATATGGTTACAATAGATGCAGATCGCGAAGATCTTCGCTATATTGACTGTGTTTGGATGCATATGGGATACTATGGTGTTCCAAAACATATTATGGAATCAGTCAGACAAGAATTCAATCCACCAGTAAAACCAATTTTTGAATAGAATGAACTTTACCAACGAACAAACAGAACTTCTTATTGATGCTGTATGGAAGCGTCAACACCACTTTATTGCTGGTGATAAGAGACACCGTGAGTATGGAGATCTTCTAGAAACTTTAGAGGCATCATTGCCGTATAAGTATACTAGAGATGAATTTAAGTAATGCGAAAGTATATCGTTACAGTGAACGGTATCAAGCATGTGGTTTATTCCACAGCATCAGAATGGTTTGTATTAACTTCGACTATTTCACACATTCCTAATAAAAAAACATGGAGCATTCACTGGGACAGGCACTGCTAATCGTGTCGGTGCCTTTTGTTTTAACTACACTTTACTTTGGTGCTAGGAAAGGTGGATACTATGACACCGACCTATATGATGGAGATGGTACAGCACACAAGGTACTGAAATGACACTCTTTGTAAGACATACAATGGAAAACCCATGGTCTCTGGGTTTCCTGGCATCGATTCTTATCGTAGTTCCTATTCTAGGTATCTGGGCGATCCACAAATACAACTGGCAACACTGGGAACCATTTGACAGGGGGCACAAGAAGTAGTATAATTACTTCTGTTGGGAGGCAAGACCACTCAACGCAACGGGGCGTAGCTCAGCTTGGTAGAGCGCTGCTTTTGGGAAGCAGAAGTCGTAGGTTCGAATCCTGTCGCCCCGATTGCCAGTATAATAACTGGCACCTTGACTACATATTCACAACACCTTATAATAACTGGGTAAACCAAACACAACAATGGCACTGACCGAAAAATTCAAGACCAAAGATATTAGCACTCTGCGTGGTGCATCTAATGGAGATTTTTTCCTTGACGTAAAGAATCCGAAACTTTACAAGAAAGTCCGTCGATATTATGAGTCAGAAGGAGTAGTATTCTCTGGAGACCCTCTTGATGATTACGAAATGCTCATGGAGTACATCTATCAAGATCTTGAAACAGTTGAGGTTGTGTGATGAAAGTAGAAAAGAAACCAACCATTCTTATGGAACGTTTTCCATATCGCTACGTTCAGGTTGGTACTTTGGAGATCAATGGAAAACCTGACTGTCGCATTCAAAAGGTAGATTCCTACACTGGACGCTACCGAGACATGTATTTGTGTGATAATGAAATGCAGTTAATGACTGCCATGGAAGATCACGATTATACTTGTTGGTTGGATCCTGACATGGTTCCTTGCTATGTCAAGGATGATTGAGTTAGTATTCAACACATAAAACTTTTATTAGTTTTCATCCTGGAATACTCTTATCAAAATCCTGGAATGATTTAAAACTTATACTGGTGGAGTCAATCCCCTTTATGCCCGTGATGGAGACACGATAAAAACCCTGGTCGGGATGGTCATTGACCCTCGGAGTTTCCTGCTTCTCTCAAAAGCAGGTGGTGCGGATGGGGAATTTCTTTCTCCGCCTAGTTTCTTACTTCTAGTTAAAAAGTAAGTGGCGTGCATGTAAAGACCTATCGAGAACGACTTGCGCGAGTCGTTCTTTTTTAGTATAATTATAACAGTATAATATATGATATGAAAGTTGCACTTATCACTGGAATCACTGGTCAGGACGGATCATATCTAGCAGAACTACTACTTGAAAAAGGTTATGAAGTTCATGGTATTATCCGCAGATCTTCTTTGATAAATACGCATCGTATTGATCACATCTATGATCAGATTAATTTGCATTATGGAGATCTAACGGACTCTACAAACCTTGTTAGAGTTATTAAATTGGTTAAACCAGATGAAATATATAATCTTGGTGCTCAAAGTCATGTAAAAGTTTCTTTTGAGATGCCAGAATATACTGGCCAGGTTGATGCACTTGGAACTCTTCGTGTTCTTGAAGCAGTACGTTTGTTGGGATTAGAAAATAAAATTAGAATCTATCAAGCATCTACTTCCGAAATGTTTGGTTTAGTTCAAGAAATTCCACAAAAAGAAACTACACCATTCTATCCACGTTCTCCTTATGGGTGTGCCAAAGTTTATGGGTATTGGATTACTAAAAACTATCGTGAGGCATATGGACTTTATGCTTGCACGGGGATTCTTTTTAATCATGAATCTCCTCGCAGAGGTGAGACATTTGTTACTCGTAAGATCACCAGAGGATTAAAAGCAATTTCTGATGGCAGACAGAAAGTTCTTTATCTTGGAAACCTAGATTCAAAACGTGATTGGGGACATGCTAAAGATTATGTAAGAGCAATGTGGATGATGCTTCAGCAAGATTCTCCAGAAGATTATGTGATTTCTACTGGTGAACAATATTCAGTTCGTGAATTCGTTGAGAGAGCAGCACCATTTTATGGATTTGATATTGAATGGCATGGAACTGGAGAAGATGAAATTGCCATGGACAAGAAAACTAAAAAAACTATAATTTCAGTTCATCCAAAATACTATCGACCAACTGAAGTAGAAACTTTATTAGGAGATTCTACAAAAGCAAAAGAACAACTTGGATGGGAACCAGAAATTTCATTTGAACAATTAGTGCAGGAGATGTGTGAAAATGAATAGTGATTCTAGAATTTTAGTTGCTGGTGCCAATGGAATGGTTGGTAGAGCAATTGTAAGAAATTTAAAGAGTAAAGGATATACAAACATTATTGAAGCAACCAGAGAGATGGTTGATTTTGTCCTGCAAAAGGATGTTGAGTTTTTCTTTGATTCTGTTCGACCAGAATATGTTTTTGTTGCTGCTGCCAAAGTTGGCGGTATTATGGCAAACAAAACTAGAAAGGCAGATTTTCTTTATGATAATCTGATGATCCAAAATAATATTATTGATAATGCATATAGATTTGGAGTAAAGAAACTTCTGTTCCTTGGATCTTCATGCATCTATCCAAAGATGTGCGAACAACCAATCAAAGAAGAGTATTTGATGACTGGTCCTTTGGAACCAACTAACGATGCATATGCAATTGCAAAGATTGCTGGTATTAAGATGTGTCAGTCTTATAGGGAACAGCATGGATTCAATGCCATTTCATTGATGCCTACAAATCTTTATGGTCCTCATGATAATTTTGATTTGGAAACATCACATGTTCTTCCTGCAATGATTGCCAAGTATCACTATGCAACAAATATAGGATATAGCGTTGATATGGGAGGTCCTTGGTGGCCAGATGTTAAACTCTGGGGTGATGGATCTGCAAGAAGAGAGTTTCTTCATGTTGATGATCTTGCAGAAGCATGTTATACTTGTATGAGAGACTATGACGATCCAGAACCAATCAATATCGGTACTGGTGAAGACATTAAAATTTGTGATCTTGCAGATATGATTTCCCGTGTTGTTTCTTTTCCTGGAGAAACAATGTGGGATTCTACCAAACCAAATGGAACTCCACGTAAAGTTCTCAATGTAGATAAAATTAAATCTCTTGGATGGCAACCTAAAATATCTTTAAAAGAAGGTATCCAAACAACTTATGAATGGTATAAAAACAATGAAATTTTTAACGTTTCTAAATTCTGGATGTCTTGATATTTGTATGAATATGTTGAAGTCTGCAGAAAATGTGGGCATCAATATGGACGATTTCATTATTGCCTGTATGGATGAAGATGTTTATAAGTCTTTAATTCTTAAAGGATATAGGGGATCTTTTCTTTATATGAATCAACAACTAAAAGAATATCAAGACTGGACGTTTAATCAGAACAGTGGATTTAGAAACATTGTAAAGCATAAGTGGAAAATTATTAATCAAGTTCAAAAAGAACATCCAAATTTGATGTGGGTTGATACTGATATTGTTTTCAAAGAAAATCCTGTAGAAATTCTTTCCGGTCATGACGAGGTATTATTTCAAACTGATGCTCCTGGGTCTACAATCTGCACTGGTTTTATGGTATTTAATGACACTATAGAATGTCGTAAGTTAGTTGAGGAGTGTGGTGCAGATGAAACTGATGATGATCAATTGATTATGAATCGCATCGCATTGAGTAAATATAACGATCACATTGCTTTGTTGTCGGAAGATCTTTTTCCGAATGGTAATGTTTACTATCAGCAAGGTAAAAAAGCAAATGCAATGATCGTTCACAATAACTGGATGGTTGGTGTGAATACAAAGATTGCTAAGTTTAAGGAGGAAGGACTGTGGTTTATTTGAATCAAGATTATCTGAGACCAAAGTCTCTTACACCAACTTATCCACCATATCATCGGGGAGAATATCTTGAGGAATATTTTTATAGTCATTATCAAAAATTAGAAAATAAACCTGAAAGAGAATACATTGATATCTTTTGGTCTAACATTTTTTGCAATAGAATCTGGGCTGGACAACCATATCCAGATTTGCAAAATCTATTGTACGACACTTTGAGTGCAGATGGAAAATACTTTACTGTTTGTCAGCAGGATGATGGACCTTTTGAAGATTTTCCAGAAGATACTATGATTTTCTCTGCTGGTGGTAATCGCAAGAAGGGTAATGTAATACCAATTCCTCTGGTTTGTTCTTCTATTCCAGAGACTCCTAAACAGGAGCACAAATATTTTGCTTCCTTTATTGGGTCCAATACCTATTGGGTTAGAACCGATATGGTCAAGGCTTTTAGGGGAAAGGATGATTGTCTTGTCAAGGCGGGTAACTGGGATATCAATGTTGGAGAAGAGAAATTAAATAACTTTCTCGATGTTATGTCTGCTTCCAAGTTCTCTCTTTGTCCCAGAGGATATGGCACGACAAGTTTTAGACTTTACGAATCGTTCCAATTGAATACAGTTCCCGTATACATTTCTGATGATCATGCACTTCCTTGGTCTGATGAACTGGATTGGGAAGAGTTTTGTGTTATAATTGATGATGAGAACATTGGTAATACCTATGATATTCTCAAGAGTATTTCTGATGATACATACAATGAGATGTTGAAGAAAGGAAAAGAACTCTATCAAGATTACTTTTCTCTTCAAGGTATTTTTGAGAACATTATTAAGAGGGTTTGATTGTGGTTGGAGAAAGAAGAACAGAAAACTTTGATTATTATGATCAGTTAAAAGAAGAACTTATTCCATACGATTTGGGATTTAGAAAGAGAAGAATTGGTCCTAATGGAGATGGAGGATATGTAATATATTCTGAACCATTAGAAAAAACTAAAAATGTTTATTCTCTTGGAGTTGGTCCTGTTTCTATTTGCGATTGGCAACTTGCCAACATGGGAAAAATAATCAATCTATATGATTCCGCACCTTTTACCCATCAAGTTCATCCCAATTATAGATTCAAACAAATTTGGGTTGACTCAAAAGTTATGGATCAGGAACTGGATCCAGTAACAGATAATAATCTGCTATTGTGTATGGACATTGATGGTGGAGAATATGAAACATTGGTGAATATGAAGGAGGAGAATCTTTTAAAGTTTTCTCAAATTTCTATTGAAATACACTGGATGTGTTATGAATATAGAACTTTTACTCCAGAGGAAGGTGCGTATGGAAGACCTAGAGATGGACAAGAAATTATTAAATTTCTTCAATTGTTGAATAAGAATTTTTATCTGTTTCATATTCATGAAAATAATGGAGCCCTTCCTTGTGAGGGATTTCCTGATGTGATTGAATGTTCTTATATTAGAAAAGACTTATGCGACAAAGTTGAAAAGGAAACTAAAGCATATCCATTACCAGGGATAGATTTCCCAAATTATAATAATAATGTTGAAATGCCTAGTTTGAATTGGTGGTTATGATTCCTAAAAATATATTTCAGTCTTGGATAACAAAGGATCTTCATCCTGAAATTCAAAAAAGAGTTGATGGGATGTTGGAAATGAATCCAACTTATAAGCATGAGATTTATACAGATTCGGAAATTTCTGAATTTGTGAATACTAATTATCCAGGAAAAATATCAGAGTGCTTTAATAGATTGACTGTACCTGTTGCCAAGGTTGATTTCTGGAGATACTTGGTTTTATATAAGCATGGAGGAGTTTATGTCGATCTAGACTCTTCTATTAACATATCTCTTGATGATCTTATACAGGAAAGAGATGATGCAATAATAACTGCAGAAACAAATCCTAATACCTATGTTCAATGGGCTTTGATCTTCAATAAAGATCATCCTATTCTAAAAGAAGTGATAGATTTGATAGTCGATAATATTGAAAATAATTCGTATCCAAATGATATTTTGAATATGACAGGACCTCAAGTTTATTCTAGAGCAATTATCAATACTCATCGAAAGTTATTTGGCGAAGAATTAAACTTTAAAAATATCACCAATGATACAGATGTAACTTACATCAATAATAATGTATCCTATAGAATTTACGGAGTAGATTACAACAACAAGTTTACTTTTAAATTTGATGGATCTGATTATCTCTACACACAAAAAGAACCTTGGAGAAAGGAGTTAGAGAAAAAAGATCTTCTACTCCCAAAGTTAAATGTTGATAATGTTTATGTCTGCCATTATTCAAAGTTGGAGGAAAGAAAGGAATCTTTATTGGAGCAATTCCAAGAAGAAAAAATATATCAATATCAATTTGTAGAAACTTATGATAAGAATACTTGGAATAAATCTGAAATAGAAAAAGATTATCCAAACGTATTTGATAAGTGGAAGAAAGGATTGAGTCATTATAATGAAGACTCTCAAAATTCTGAAAGATCATTGGTATTGAAGCACGTTTCCATTCTTAAAGATATGCATAAAAATGGATATAAAGATGCATTAATACTTGAAGATGATGTTACTCTCTGCGATGGTTTTGTAGAATATTGCAATTTGTTTATGAAGCAATTGCCAGATGATTGGGATGTTGCCTGGGTTGGTTCTTGTTTAAATTTACATGAACCTAGTGTTGATGGGAAGTATGTTTATAAAACAAACAGAGGATCTAGATGTACTCATGCATTCTTGGTTAGTGGTAGAATGGTGGAGAAAGTTATTAATGAAATTTCTAATGTTTACCTACCTGCCGATCACTTCTACAATCATCTCATTGGGGAGTACAATCTAAATAACTATTGGTTTGAACCTTCATTGGCTATTCAGAGTTTAGAATTTTCTTCTGCCATATCTGGAGCCTATTGGAACAAAGACAACATTAATTGATTAAAAAATGAAAGTTTGCTTTTCTGATTTTTGGACACCATTTGATCCAAATAATAATTTTTTCATTCACATTATTCGTGAGTTGTATGAAAATGTTGAGATAGTTCATCCAGAAGATGCTGATATAATGTTCTTCAGTGTCTTTGGAAATGAAAATGGAAGATATAAAAACTGCAAAAAGATTTTCTTTACTGGTGAAAACATAGCACCAAATTTTAACAAGTGTGATTATTCTTTAACGTTTGATCATGATACTCATGGTGGGAAGAACTTTAGACTTCCCCTTTGGTATCTTTATATTGATTGGTTTGATGTAAAGACTTATGATAATCCAGAATGGTTGATTCCAGAATCATATCTTTATGGTGAAAATGAATTCACTTTAAAACCAAAAGATAAGTTTTGTACTATAGTTTATGGTAAACAGATTGAATCTAGAATCAGAGCAATTCAAAATATTTCTAGATACAAGACTGTTGAAGTATTTGGAAAGGCAAATCAAAATCAACCATTGCCTGATGGGGAAAAGTATAAGTTAGATTTGATTTCCAACTATAAGTTTTCATTGTGTTATGAAAATTCTGTAACTCCTGGATATCACACGGAGAAACTATTACACGGAAAAATTGCTGGTAACATTCCAATTTATTATGGCGACAATACTGTACATAACGATTTTAATTCTAATTGCTTTATTAATGCTGTAAATATGAGTGATGATGAATTGATTGAAAAAATTGCAGAAATTGATTCTTCTGATGGTTTGTATAATGATATTCTGAACCAACCAATTTTTGATAAAAAAGTGACGCTTGATCCTATAGTGAAATTTTTATCAGAGGTTATATCATGAGTGTTCATTTGATATCTTTTGGTGCTCCTTTCGAAAACTTTGTTAGAGCACATTTTAGGTTTGTTGATAATGCACAGTCTTTTGAAAAATTTTCTAGTATCAATGTATTTTCTGACAGAAATATATACGACTTTTCTGAAGAGATAAATCAATATAAAAATTTCCTATCTTCTACCCGTGGTTATGGGTATTGGATGTGGAAGTATTTTTTAATTTCTGAATTGATGAAGTCTATTCCAGAGGGAGATATTATATGTTATGCTGATATTGGATGTACGTTTAATAATTTTGGTAGATCTAGATTCGATGAATATTGCTCATTAACTTTTGAACATGGATCTTTGTGTTTTGATCTCGGTCATCTGGAAAGGGCATACACGAAGACGGATACATACTTGAGAGTCTTTCCAGATACTTTAGATCATATAAACACTGGACAACATTGTGCCACAACATTCTTCCTCAAGAACAATCAAGTAAACAGGAACATTATTGAGGAGATAAAAGAAATTTGTGTGGAAGATGACCATCATTATATTACTGATGCATCATCTTCAAAATCAAATCATTCAGAATTTAGAGAGCATAGGCATGATCAGTCAGTTTTTTCTCTTATAAGTAAGAAGTATGATTTCTATTGTATTCCTGATGAAACTTATTGGGATCCAGATTGGAATAATACTGGAAGGGACTATCCCATATGGGCTACTAGAAACAAATTCTGAATTAAAATGAGAACAGCACTTTTACTTTGTGGGCAGATGAGAACCTTTGATCATCCAAAGGTTTTAGAATACACTAACAAGTTGATTGAAAAATTTGATTGTGATGTATTTGTTTCTACCTGGAAAAATAGGGGTGTTTCCATGTGGAGCATTAGATCACAGAATCCAGAACTATACAAAGATGATGTAGATGATGAGATTACTGATAAGTGTATTGAAAGTTTTAATAATGTAAAAGAATACAAAATTTTAGATTATGATAATTATTTGAATGGTATTTGTTCTGAACATATTAGATCATTGTTAATAAGGTGGTATGATAATAAAGAGTACCATCTTGGTGTTAGTAGTAATCCTGAATTTTATACAATGCATCTTGCTGCAGAGATGAAGAGAAAGTATGAAAAGGAAAACTCATTCACATATGATGCTGTGATTAGAAGTCGTCCAGATTTTTTACATCTTCATACTGACATTGAAAAATATTTTAGTGATCTTGAAAATATTTGTTATCACATCAATACTGGAAAAACTTATGCGCCAAATAGAGTTTATCCAATGTTTCTGTTAAGTGATTCCGAAACAATGGATAAACTTTGTAGATCTTGGGAAGACTATGATAAAATAACTGAAACAAACCATTCTATTAATTATGGTAAATATGATACGTGCAGATTAATGTATGCACAGTGTCTTGAGAATGGAATAAGAATGCAGAGCTTTGATAAAGTTTTGGGAGACTGTTTCAGACTTGAAAACTATAGCGACTACGAATTTTTTGAAAACTGGTACTCATAAATGACCGAAAGAAATTATTGTATCCTGGACAATCATACTCCTGTAAAAGAACTTTTTACTATAGAAAAGTTTCCAGTTTTTATGGGATGTGTGGATACTCCTGCTGAGGAAGACTTGTTCTTTGATCAAGTGTGGGGAGTGTCTGACAATGGATTAGTTCAATTGAAAACTCTCATAGATCCTAATATTTTGTATGAAAATTCTCACACACCTGGCAGTGTTGGGAAAATTTGGCAGCAACATCATAAAAGATTTTTTGATTTTATTCGGGACAATTCTGAAGGGATTGATAAGTATCTTGAGATTGGTGGAGCGTCTGGCAGTCTATGGAATAATTTTTCTACTTTAGAATCTGAATTTTCATATGAAATCATTGAACCCTCTTACCAAGAATCTTCTGATGAGAGACTCAAATATGTTAGAGGATT